TTAGAAAACATTATTTTAAATGCACAATATAGAATTTTTAGAGATGTCCCTATCGACGCTGATAGAAAACAACAATCTGGTAATTTAGTTCCAGGACAAGAAACTATTAACGCACCAGCAGGTGCTGTTTTTATTAGAGGTATACAAGTTTACGATTCAAGTTCAGTGCTTACAGGATCTAACACATGGTTAGAGAAAAAAGACGTAACATACTTACAAGAGTATCAACCGATTACAGGCACATCTGCAGCTCAAGGTAAACCAAAATACTACGCTATGTTTGGTGGTGCTACAGGAGAATCAGATACTACATCAGGGCGTATATTTTTAGCCCCCACACCTAATACAAACTATAAATTTAGAGTGCATTATAACGTGGCACCAGCTCTTTTAG